ACTAAGAACAAGTGGTTCAAGGTCAAGATAGGAGCTGGGTCTAAGAACGATCAGTTGAGAAAGAATCAGTTAGAGGTAGAAGAAGTGTTGTCAAAACAAGGTCTGGTTGACCCTGTATCGCTCCTTAGACGTTCATTGAGATTGTTCTACTCTGCACAATGTATATTGGAGTATAAGAAAATACCATATCGCATGATTATGGGTATGCCACCTAGTAAGGGTGAGTTTCAGAACAAGATCAGTAAACACTTGGTTGACTCACCATATACTGATATTATAAAGAATTTTATAGGGTGGCCACTATTTGAACCATTAGGAGGGTTCTGTTGTGCAGATATGATTAAGGGAGAGTTTATCAGCCCTACCAACATACACCCAAATGCACGTGGACAAAAACTAATAACAGATATAATTTTGGAGAATATATGACACAAACTATTGAACGCACTACACTGGGGCAGCTGCTCACAAATGAGGAATATGCACGTAAGGTGATGCCTCATATGAAGGGCGATTACTTTGGTGACAAAACGGAAAGAACTGTTTTCGAAGAAATACAAAAGTTTATAGAGAAATACAATGCGCTTCCAACAAAGGACACATTGGAGATTGAGATTGACACACGGCGTGATCTCAATGAGGATGACATCAAGAGGGTGTTGACTGCCGTGAGAGAACTATCTGTAGACGATGATGTCAATGCAGAATGGTTAGTTGAAACTACAGAGAAATTTATTAAAGATAAGGCGGTATATAATGCGATTGTTGAAGGCATATCAATCATTGATGGAAAAGATAAAAATAGAGATGCAGATGCCATCCCATCTATACTCACCACCGCTCTGGCTGTGGGTTTTGATAATAGGGTGGGTCATGATTATCTTCTTGATTCACAATCCAGATTTGAATACTACCATACTATAGAAGAGAAGATACCATTTGATCTAGAGTTCTTCAACAAGATCACGAAGGGTGGACTACCACCTAAGACTCTGAACATTGCACTCGCTGGTACTGGTGTGGGTAAGTCGTTGTTCATGTGTCACGTTGCCGCAAACTGTATGAGTCAAGGTAAGAACGTCCTATATATTACATTAGAGATGGCAGAGGAACGTATCGCAGAACGTATTGATGCAAACTTGATGAATATCTCTATGGAAGACTTACATGATCTACCTAAACAGATGTTTGATTCCAAGATAGAGAAAATTATTAAAAGCACTTCTGGTCAACTTATTGTTAAAGAATATCCTACTGCATCAGCCCATGTTAATCACTTTAGAGGACTGATCAAAGAACTTGCAATTAAAAAGACGTTTAGACCAGATATCATATTTATCGATTATCTGAATATATGTGCATCATCAAGGTTTAAAGGAGCTGCAAATGTCAACTCATACACAATGGTTAAATCAATTGCAGAAGAACTTAGGGGATTGGCAGTTGAGACAAATGTACCAATTATGTCTGCAACACAGACCACTCGATCAGGTTACTCCAATTCAGATGTTGGTCTTGAAGATACGAGTGAAAGTTTTGGTCTGCCTGCGACAGCCGATCTCATGTTTGCACTCATATCTAATGAGGAACTAGATGCATTGAATCAAATTGCGGTAAAACAGTTGAAGAACAGGTATAATGATCCCACTACAAACAAGAGATTTGTAATCGGGATTGATCGTGCAAAGATGCGGCTCTATGATGTAAAATTGAGTGAACAAGAAACACTACAGGATGCAAACCAAACAGATGATGTGCCAGATGCATTTAGTGAACCAGTATTTGATAACACAGATTTCGGAGGCTTTAAAGTATGAAAATAGACTATGCGTTTTGGTGGAGTGAGTTTAATTGGAAGATGTATGATGCCGCCACTATTATGTTTGATGACAATCAGAACGACTTGAGGGCTCTGCCTAAGTCAGTACGACTACAGTTACTTATGACTCTGAGTACAGTGTGGTCTACAGTGTTCAGTGTATGGGTGTTTGAAACAATCTATTCAATGTCATATGGTTGGGGTGGATTGGTAATTGGTCATCTGCTTGCAATTATTGCCACATACTACACCTTTCACTCATTCAAGAATGTCAAGGAAAAGAATAAGAAATTTGGAGTCACTGTGGATTCGTATGATGAGTGTTATGATTATCTAGAGAAGGTAGATAAATCAAAATGATAACTATACTGATCACTATGCAATTAATGGGCGCATCCATGACCATAGATGCACAAAGAACGTATGGTGCAATGAGTATGGGTACGTGCCGAGAACTATTACCAATCATTCTATGGAATTATCAGGCCACAGAAGGGTTTTGTTGGAAGGGGGATATATTAGATACACCCCCACAGAAAATATGAAGGAGTTAATATGACTGATTTTCTAAAGAATGTGATAAAAGATGTGGGTAACGAATATGCGTCACTTGCAAGTAATGGTGTAGAGGCAGGTGATGTAAATAGTTTTATTGACACTGGTTCATATATTTTAAACTCACTACTAAGTGGTTCTGTATATGGTGGACTACCATCTAACAAGATTACAGCTCTTGCAGGCGAGAGTGCAACTGGTAAGACGTACTTCTTAATGGGTATCGTGAAGAACTTCCTAGATAAAGACCCTGATGCAGGCGTTATATATTTTGAGAGTGAAAGTGCGATTACACAGAATATGATTGAGTCACGTGGTATTGATGCAGAACGATTAGTCGTAATGCCTGTTACTACAGTTCAAGAGTTTAGACATCAGGCATTACAGGTGTTAGACTCTTATCTTGCACAAGACGAATCAGATCGTAAACCTCTGTTCCTATGTCTTGATTCTCTAGGTATGTTGTCTACTACTAAAGAGATAGAAGACACAACTGAGGGTAAAGAGACACGTGATATGACACGTGCTCAAGTACTCAAGGCTGCATTTAGGGTACTTACTCTGAAACTAGGTCGGGCAAAGGTTCCTATGGTTGTCACTAATCACACATACGAGAGTATGGGTCTATTCTCCACTAAGGAGATGGGTGGTGGTTCTGGACTCAAGTATGCCGCATCGTCTATTGTTTATCTCTCCAAGAAGAAGGAAAAGGATGGTACTGAGGTTGTTGGTAACATTATTCACTGTAAGAACCATAAGTCACGATTGACTATAGAGAACAAGATGGTTGATGTACGACTTACATACGACAAAGGTTTAGATCGTTACTATGGTCTACTAGAACTTGCAGAGAAGTATGGTGTATTCAAAAAGGTGTCTACACGATATGAAATGCCTGATGGTAGTAAACAGTTTGGTAAGTCTATACTCGCTGATCCAACTCTCTTTTTTACTGATGATATCATGAAACAGTTAGATGATGCCGCAGAGAAAGAGTTTATGTATGGTTCTTATGATATCGAAGAAGAGGAGTCCGAAGATGTTGGAAGTGATTGAGAACGGTTGTTCACCATTCTATCTTGATACACTCAAGCATCATGCAATGCAAGCTGATACATGGCACATGAGGTATCCAAACAACAGTCCTAATAAACATCTCAAGATGGATATCATAGAGAATGAGGTTAAACAACCTCTTCTCGCTGGAATTGCAATGGGACTACTGATACAGTTGTACTCCAAGAGACAGGACTTATTTGTTCCTGATGTGTCATATTGTGGTATCGGACTCAAAGATCGATATAGGTTAGACAATCCACATACGGATCATGTAAATGAAACTGATTACATCAAGATATTTGGTGTGATCAATAGTGATTGGGGCCCTCAAGATGGTGGTCTATTCATGCATGGAGATGAGGCAATACCATGCGTACCATGTACGTTCATAGTATTTGATCCACGTATCACACACCATGCGTCTGAAATAATGTCAGATAAAAAGAGATTGGGCATTGACTTTACTGTAAAAAAGGTGTAGCATACTCGTATGAATTTTTACACAAACGTACTCCAATGGGGTAATCAGCTCTTTGTCCGTGAGGTCAAAGGTGGCCAACGCATAAACTCTAAGGTCAGGTATGCGCCTACTCTATTTTCTCCTGTCAGGGAGGAAACAGGGTACAAGACTCTTGATGGGAGTCACGTGCTACCTACACAGTTTCATAATATCAAGGAGGCAAAGGAATGGATTGAGTCTCACAAGAGTCAACCAGAGCTAGTGTACGGCAACACGCAATATCCTTATTGTTATATTTCCGATACATATGAAGGCACTGTTAATTGGGATATGGATCAAATATTGATCGTGACTATTGATATTGAGGTACGTTGTGAGAATGGATTCCCAGACCCAAAGGCTGCAGATGAAGAGATGTTATCGATCACTGTCAAAAACCATCAGAACAAAAAGATTGTGGTGTGGGGTGTCGGTGAGTTTACAACAGATCGTGATGACGTTACCTACATTCAGTGCGAAAGTGAAACGCATCTACTCAAGGAGTTTCTAGTATTCTGGGAGAAGCATCAGCCTGATGTTATTACTGGTTGGAATACAGAGTTCTTTGACATACCATATTTGTGCAATCGTATCACTCATCTATTTGGTGAGGATGAGATTAAACGTCTATCCCCTTGGGGCAGTGTACAGGGAAGAGACATTTACAAGATGGGACGTAATCACCAGACGTATAACATACAGGGTGTCGCTGCACTTGATTACTTTGATCTGTATCGTAAGTTTACATATACTGCACAAGAGTCCTATCGACTAGACCACATTGCGAAGGTAGAACTGGGCGAGAGTAAAGACGGCAATCCATATGACACATTTCGTGATTGGTATACCAAGGACTTTCAGTCGTTTATCGAATACAACATACAGGATGTGGAGATTGTCGATAAACTAGAAGACAAGATGAAACTGATCGAGCTGTGTCTGACGATGGCGTATGATGCGAAGGTCAACTATACTGATGTTCTTGGTTCGGTTCGGTATTGGGATGTTCTCATTTATAATCACTTACGAGAGAAAAACATAGTCATTCCTCAAAAGACCAACAACGAGAAGGCAGAACAGTATGAGGGCGCATATGTGAAAGACCCTCAAGTGGGTATGCACAATTGGGTTATGTCGTTTGACTTGAACTCCCTATATCCACACCTGATCATGCAATACAATATATCACCAGAGACATTAATTCCTAACTGTGAAAAGATGGATGGTCTGGTGGACAAGATTTTGGAAGGTAAAGCAAAAAACACTACAGCTCACTGTATGACTCCCAATGGTGCTTTCTTTCGCAAGGACAAACGTGGGTTTCTGCCTGAGTTGATGGAGAATATGTATAATGATCGTGTCAAATATAAAAAACTTATGTTGCAAGCTCAACAAGAGTATGAAGATACAAAAGATAAGAAACTACTTAAAGACATTGCAAGATACAATAACATCCAGATGGCCAAGAAGATATCCCTTAATAGTGCGTATGGTGCT